AGGCGCTTTCCGCGCCCCAGATCGCATGACGCTACCTGGTGGAATTCCCAATATTCCATCGACTTACTTCCTGTAAGTCCGTCATCTCTATGCTGTGCCTGTAAGGGTACGTGCTAACATGGTCTCTCTCCGTGAGGAGAGTAGAAGCCACGTACCTGAGACACGGTCATAGAGAGATAACAATCACGAGGCATTTACCTGTATGGCTCATTCGGAAGAGCACGGCTCCTTCTCGGAGGCCTATCCCAGCTACGAAGCTGGGAAGAAAAATGCTGCCGGATTAACTTGCGGCAGTACTTGGCAAACGAGTAGGTATGGGGCGAACCCCAGCCGGGTACAGGTGTTCGGTCGGGCTGCTTCTCAGCATACCGTTCCGGACAAGCATGGATGGCGCCCCCCAACTTCTTATTGGGGGTACCGATATTTCACCTGCGATTCCGTCGAGGTTCTGGGCACTCGGCCCATTGTCTTGAACGGGACAACGGTGGCGTACGGTAATACACAGCGCCTTTTTGCAAATGCCAACTTGCCGATGCATATCAACCTTTTTAAGGTGTATCGGCCTTCGTTTCCGGACCTCCAGGGCTTGGCTATTCAGCAGGCTCTAGCTGCTCTCGGTTCCGCAACCGCGGAGCTTGGAGTCGAGCTAAAAGAAGCTCGAAAAACAGCGGGTTTAATTGAGGAAACGCTCGAGAGTCTCTTAGATTGTGTCGAGACCGTCAAACGCGGACGTGTACCTCGGCAATTCAAGAAAGCTTGGCGTAAGTGGGTGGGCCCAAAAGCCCCATCCCTCCTTGCGAACAAGTGGCTCGAATACCGGTACGGCTGGACTCCAATGGTCCTTGGCGTTTACGACGCTATGGAACTGTTAGAGTTGCAAAAAGACCGTATCCTCTTTACGGTGCGTAAGCGCCAGGTTGAGGACTTGACCCAGGAAAGCGCCCCTGTGGCGACAAACTGGGGGGGATTCTACCCCCTACCCGTGTGGTATACAACCACTACCGGGGAGATCAAGTCGGTTTACGTCGTTCTCACTTTTACAGCTCGGTCTGAGCTGTGTGCGACGTTGAACGAAGCTGGGGTTATTAACCCGGCTAGCGTCCTTTGGGAAACGATCCCGTTCTCCTTCGTGGTGGACTGGTTCGTGGATGTGGGCGGTTACTTTAACGCCCAGGCTGCCCTCCGGTTGTATCGCCTGAAAGGGGGTACGGCTACCCATTCCCACACTTGGCAGAGTGGGAGAACCATTAGTTCTCGAGACTATGGAGTGGTGAAGCACTGCTTACCATTCTCTGATGTCTCGGCTATGGCCGGTGGCACCGCGTTTAGTCGGGTTGTACTCGACGAAAACGACCTTAGTGCCACATTCGCAATGGGTGAAGGCTTGGATCTCAAGCGGAGTGCCGATTTAGCCTCTCTGGTTTATGGTGCCTTAAAGGGCATGCTAGGCCGGAAGACTGGGCTCCGACTCTAAGTTTTCACGATCTTCAAATTCGGGGGAAGAAAACCCCATTGTTAACTCTTTAGGAGAGAACCTCCATGGCATCAAATGCCCCTTTCACAGTCGTTGATGACAACACTGACGACCACGTCTTTTCCCCGATGGGGATCGACAACGGTGTTGCCTCCTACCAGAACCTGGCGGAGGTGATTACCAATGGTCGTGAAACCGTGCGCTTCTCGAAGAAGGACGGAAAGACCGTCCGCGAGATCACGATCGGCACGCGCATCCCTAACGTGGTGGAGACCACGATTGATGGGGTGACGCGGAGGGTGGTTGAGGACTTCGCCACGGGAACCACGCGGTTCACCGTGCCACCTTCCTGGACCTCGGAACAGTGCGAGACACTCCGGAGCACCCACGCGGGTACTCTGGCTGCGGCCCCTGTAAAAGCGGTCGTAGACACCGATGAGTTCGTCTGGTAAGGACCAGCCGGATGATACGGTGCCCCCTTGCGGAAGTGAGGGGGAATGTCCGCTCTGTCTTTGGCGGTGGAACGTTATGTTGACCCGCCTTAAGAGGACCAACAAATGGCTCTATACGATCATCGTTGGGCTTATCAGCCTGTTGACCCTGTTACTCTCTATTCCAAGCTCAGGGACTCCTTGAGCATAGAGGGCCCATTGATGGGCCCGGAAGAAATCACGACGGCTCCTATGCCGGACGTGGAGAGTGGGAACTTTCGAGATCAGTACCTCCTTCGGGAAGTATTGCGGAAGTATCCTAACTTTAAGTTAGGGGTTGACACCCGGAAGGCCGCTCTTGATGCGTTTTACGCGGATGAGTGCGCCAACTCTGAGACGAACGACCGGTTGCTCGGATTACCCCCGACGGGGGAAGTTGCGGCAGTATTAGAGCTGTCGCGGCAGAAAATTTCCGAGATACTCGGCCGGTTTGACGAAAAGGAGTTCTGGGATGGCTGGCGTTTCGGCCCACACAGCACGGTATCTCTACGCCGCATCGAAGCGACTTTAGATAAAAAGCTGTGTTTGGACTCGCCCAAATGCACCGTCGCGGCTTTACCGCTATTTCAGCACCTCCTGTCAAGGAACGCCTTTTGGGCGTATCAGATGGGATCGCTGGATAACCCAGCAATGGGGGTTGCGGAGCCGGATCCGGATTTTCCCCGTGTGGAACGTTCGGTGAGACTGGACAAGATTGTGATCTGCCAGTTCGACCGGTGGACGAGCGTCCGTAAGAACGCTCGAACTGATCGTGGGATCGGGATCCCTCCCGATGGGAATATCCTTTTGCAGTTGTCGGCCGGCAAAATGTTACGCCGGAGACTTTACGCTGCTGGGATTAACCTTAACGATCAGACTATCAACCAGAGACTTGCCCTTCGCGGGTCGGTCACGGGTAGAGACGCAACTGTTGACGTGAAAAGCGCAAGCCAATCCGTCACTTGTGGACTCGTTTGGAACCAGATTGGCTCACAAGACGCCAGGTTCCTTGACCCAAGGTGGTACTGGGTGTTGGATACACTTAGGACGCCGTATACTCTGGTAGATGGGCAACTACACGAAAACGAGTTGTTCTCCGCAATGGGGAATGGCTTTACGTTCGAACTCGAGTCACTGCTCTTTTATGGGCTGGCTTGGGCGTGTTGCTCCTTCTTGCACGAAGACACCGATGCGGTGTCTGTTTATGGCGATGATATCATCCTCCCGGTGGGGGCTTACCCCCTGCTTGTCAGTGTCCTAGGGCACTGCGGGCTCCGGATTAATGAGGACAAGTCGTTCGCTACGACAGGCTCGCACCGCTTTAGGGAAAGCTGTGGCAAGCATTACCTGAACGGTGTTGACGTAACGCCCTTCTACGTGGACGAGGGGCTAGATCAGCCCTTTCAAATACTCCTCCTAGCCAATAACATTCGGCGTTGGGCCAGCGATGGCTTTTCGTCGGACGGACGGCTCTATGGGTTGTGGTTATGGGTTGTCTCTCACCTTGGTGAGGGGTACAGAGCCCGACACATTCCATTAGGTGAGGCCAATGATGGTCTCATTATGGATTGGGATGAGTGCTGTCCATCCTCTGTCAAGTTGAAAAGCAAGGGCCGGCTAACCCCCACCCACATAGGGTGGAAAGCTATGACCGTGGAATTCCAACCACGGGGCCAGCTGCTTGACGACGAGGCGAGGTACCTCCGTTGGCAATACACCAATTCCGGACATTCGGGGTTTAAACCCCCGGCCGTGCCTATTCTGGGCGGTCGCACCTTTACAAGGTGGCCTCACTGGACGAAAGCTGTAGAGCCTTCGCTAAATATCGCTCCTGAACCGCCGAGAAGCATTGGCGCTAAGGTGGGAATGCGATTAGGTAGTAGAGTAGTAACCTCCTGGACTAACCCTGGTCCATGGGCGACTGAGGTCGAGTTAGACAAGACCGATCGGGAGGTAGTCCTCGCGCTCCTCGGAGGCGGGAACCTTACCCGAATGCCTGCCGGCATGGGCCCTCGTGAGAGGGGCCGTAAGCTAGCGGGAATTGTGGCGTCTATTAGACCTTTGCGATAAAAGAATCCGGGCGAGAGCCCGGCATTTGGGTCGTTTTGACCCCCCCACTCAGTGCTCCCTAAACGAGGGTTTGCACTTCGAGTAGAAGACGG